CAGACGGGTACGGTAAGAGCCAATGGGATTACGCAAGAGACGTCGAAGCCGGACGAGTGAAGGATCATGCATACTTCGCGGCCATCTACGAAGCACCAGCGGACCTATCGGACGAGGCACTGGAAGCCGATCCGATCAAGTGGGCAATGCTCGCAAATCCTGCATGGGGGCACACGGTAGGCGAGGAAGAATATTTGGCAGACTATGCGGAATCGTGCCGGAAGGTGGCGGACCTTGCCAGTTTCAAATACCAACGCTTGAACATCTGGCAGAGTAGCAGCAACCCGTGGAAGATTGCGAGCCGGTGGGATGCTTGCCGACGTGACGTGAAACTGGCGGACTTCTCGGGGCAACCGTGCTGGTTGGGTGCTGACCTTTCGCGGGCTCGTGACATGTCGGCAGTGGTGGCAACATTCCGCGACGAATCAGAACAGCAGACGATCTATCATCAGTTTGCGTGGGCGTGGATGGTGCGAGAGTATGCCGAGAAGCACGCCGGGAAAGCACCGTTTGCGGAGTGGGAGAAAGATGGGCATTTGGAATACTGCGACGGAACGATCGACCTACGATCTATTGAAGCGGTTATCCTTGAGATCCACAAACAGCATCCGGTGCGGGAGTTCCGGCACGACCCGGCCTACGCTCACGAGATTGCATTACGTCTGGATGAGGATCACGGGATTCTATCTGTGCCGTTTAAGCAAACCATCCTAGAATATGCCAAGCCGGTGGATGACTTCGAGGCAGCCGTTACAGAGCAGACGTTACTCCATGACGGCAACCCAGTTTATGCGAACCAGATCGGGCACGCATCAATCAAGAGCGACCCGAACAACAACCGGCGGATTGTGAAACCGGATGACGGCGACTGGCGGAAAGTGGACATTGTGCAGGCTGGCATCATGTCATTGAGCGGCGCGATGGCAGCGGAGAGCGGGCTGAGTGTTTACGCCACTGAGGGAGTGTTTTACCTTTAGGAGTGGGGCATGTACGACAACGCGACAAAGGACACATGGCGAGGGTGGGCATGGAATCAAATCGCAAAGCGATCAGTTCCTGGCGCAACAGTAATGGTGCTGGCTGGCGATGGTGGTTATGACATAAAGAAAGCGAGGAGGCACGGGCTTAGGATCATTGGAGTTGATCGCGTTCAGGGTCGCGTTAATGAGTTCAGGCGTCAAGGTGAAGTTGCAATTAAGGACTCCCTGCACAGGCAAGTCATGCTAATGAAACCAGACGCTTTGATTGCTGACATGATGGGTGGAATGACGTCTAGTTCATGGGGTGACGTGCTGGCTGTTTCGCCAATATGCAAGGCTGTAGTATGGAATGGATTACGAGGCAGGGACAAGGGAGTCAACGACATCATTGGAGAAGCAAGTTCCGGGTGCATACCAATTTATCGAGGAAGGCGAATTGAGTGGACGCAAGTTGGGAAGCATCGGGGAAAAATAGCATTTTGCAGTTTAATCGTGGCTGCATGGAATGCAGCTGGTGGCGATATGAATAGCTACGTCCCTCAGGATTTTATCAGCCGCATGTCAAGGGAATTGCGGCCAGAGTTTATGACGTATAGAAGCAAGGATTCCGGCCAGTATTTTGATAGCGTTGCATGGAATTGGCTAGGATGCGACGATGGCAATAAAGATTCCTACATCGCCGCTTTTGCAAACAGTCGCAGAGTAAAACGATCTAAACGAAAGGCGGCAGCGGCAAAGGCTGTGATGACTCGCAAGATTAGGTCTAATTAGATATGAGTGAATTCTTACTATGGGGCGGCGGGATTACTGCAACGATAGGCGTGGGGCTGTACGATATTCGAGCCGGATTAATCGCAGGCGGGGCGTTGGCGATTTCAATTGGGATCTTACTAACGATTGGAACGGGCAATGTTGACGACAGCGATTAGGGGAGCACTGGGAATCAAGACCGTCCACGGGCCTGCTGACGATTTCTGGTATCGGCCAATAAGCACACCCACGGCAGCCGGGGTAACGGTTGGCGATACTGAAGCGCTGGCAGCCTCTACGTTCTGGGCGTGCGTTCGCGTGCTGTCTGATACCGTCGGCGCGATGCCGTGGCATCTGTACCGGCGAGAAGGCGAAGGGGACGAGCAGGAAGATATCAAGGCTAAGTCGGACCCGTGGTATCACGTCCTACACGACGCGCCGAATGTCTACCAGGAGCCGATCACGTTTAAGGCGATGGGCGTCATGCACCTGTCGTTGCGTGGTAACTTCGTCTGCCGGATCGACCAACCGACCTACGGCTGGGAGTGGCCGCAGTTGGTTCCGCTGAACCCTGACAGGATCAAGATTGAGCGGGGGAACAATGGAACGCTGAATTACCAGCACACACACCAGGACGGGCAGACGCGGGACTATTCGCAGGATCAGATATTTCACGTCAAACTGATGAGTGGCGATGGTGTCTGGGGATACTCGCCACTGACCTACGCTAAGGCAACGCTTGGGCTCGGGATCGCACAGGAGAGGCACGCGAGCAGCATCTACGGCGGCGGCGGATTCTTTAAGTATTTCCTGAAGACAACGAAGAAGCTCGGGCCGGAAGGCAGAAAGAACTTCCGCGAAAGCTGGCGGGATTTGCACGGCGACCCAGGCAACTTCTCGCCGCCGATCCTCGAAGACGACATGGATATCAAGACGCTCGGCATGAGCCTTGAGGATTCCCAGTTATTGGAATCCCGCAAGTTCGGATCATACGAAGTCTGTCAATTCCTAGGCGTTCCACCGCACCTTGTCTTTCTCTTGGACCGTGCGACGTTTTCCAATATCGAGCATCAGTCAATCGAGTTTTCAACGATCCACCTGAACCCGTGGCTGGTGCGATTTGAGCAGGCGATTCAACCGCAATTGGCGGCAGATCATTTCTCTCAGTTCGCACGGGATTCAATCGTTCGCGGAGATATCGGGGCACGATACGATGCTTACAGCAAGGCGTTACAGGGCCGGCCGTTCATGGTCCCCAACGATGTACGGCGACTAGAGAATCTGCCACCGGTGGAAGGCTGGGACGAACCAGCGGACCCGTTGAACATGGCAGCGGTTGGACCGGTGGGACAACAGCAGGCAGCGGTAGCTACTGTTGAGGATGACGACGAACCGCAGGCGGTGGCGAATAATATCCGGCCACTGATCGCAGCGGCTGCCGAGCGGATCGTGAGTCGTGAAGTCAAGAGCCTGCGGGCGCGGGCGGCAAAGGCTGAGGACAACCGGCAGTTATACAACGCATGGGCTGGGGAGTGGTTCGCCAAGCATGTTGAGTTCTGCAAGTCGATCATGCAACCGATTGCAGAAGCGGCGGGGCGTGAGGTTGCAGACATTGGGCTCAACGGATTCTGCGAACTATACTTAGGTGAATTGCAGGCTGCCGATAATGTGGCAGCAAAACTGGATGAGTGGGAACAGACTAAGGCCGAAGACATTACAAGTCACATCGAGGTAATACTATGTACGAGCAAATAATCGCCCACGCCAAATCCGCTATCTGGTGCATCCGCCTGGACAAGCTACAGGATATATTCGCGGTACTCGATATGCGAGACGCTGGGATCAAAGCCGATGCGGTGGACCTGGAAGTCATGGCAGCGGCGCACCGTGCGAAGTCTGCACCACGCAAGGCCGCGGGGGCCATCGGTGTACTGCCTATAATCGGTTCGATTGTCCATCGCGGCAACATGTTCACCGAGGCATCGGGGACGGCATCGGCCGACGTGTTGGGGCGGCAGTTCGACAGCCTCGTGAGCAATCAGGATGTGGGCACGATTGTATTGGAAATCGACAGCCCAGGTGGTGAAGCTGTGGCAATTCCCGAGCTGGCTGCCAAGATCAACGCGGCTCGAGGGATTAAGCCGATAGTGGCCCATGTCAATCCCGAGGCTGGATCTGCTGCCTATTGGTTGGCAAGTTCAGCAAGCGAAATTGTCTGCACGCCATCAGGTGAAGTCGGCAGCATCGGCGCTTATGCCTACCACCTGGATTATTCACAGCAGAACGAAATGATCGGCGTTGTGCCTACGTTTATTTCCTACGGCGAGAACAAGACAGAAGGCAACAGCGACGGACCACTGACGGACGAGGCACGGGCCTACGTGCAGTCTAGGGTGGATCAGATCGGCAGGCAATTCGAGGCCGACGTTGCGAAGTACCGCGGGACATCAGCGGCGACCGTACATAGCGACTGGGGACGTGGCAGGATGCTTGACTCAGAGCAGGCCAAGCGGCTGGGGATGATCGACAGAATTGATACGCTGGAAGGCACGTTGGCCAAGATCGCAGACGGGGTAAGGGTGAAACGGCGAGCGATGGCCGAGCGGAACCGGATCGCATTTTTATAGAATAATACTTGACAGGAAAACGTAATACGCTTAGAAAACAATTAACGCGACCATCTGACACGCTATGCGGCCAGAGGTTGCAGAGTCTAACACGCTGAAATATTGACGACCCTCCACGCTATGCGGGATGTGGCATCAATCCGGCTAACCGCCGTTTTTGTATCCATCCATTTAGCACGGAGGGTTTTTCAATGAACCCACGAATCAAAGCATTGCGGCAGCGGCAGGACGCTGCGAAGGCTCAGGCCAACGATCTGATCGAGCAGGCCGAAGCCGAAGACCGAATTCTGGACGAAACCGAGCAGGCCCAACTCGATGACCTGAAGGCCGAAATCAAGACGCTCGACAAACGCTGTGACGCAATCAGCGATCTCTACGCACCCCCGACGAAGACCGAACCGGTTGACGGGTTGACTCTCACCTCGTCCACGCCGGTGACGGTGAAAGAGCCGAATTCGCTGAAAGATCCCAAAAAGGGATTTGCGTCTTCGCAGGAGTTTTTCCGCACGGTCATGTCGTCCACCACTACCGGGCGAATTGACCAGCGATTGAAACCGTTGGCCACCGCTGGCAGTGACGAGGCCGGCACTTACTCCGACCCCTACGGCGGATTCCTTGTCCCCGCAGGATTCATGCCGAACCTGCTGAGCCTGTCCGCCGAAGGCGATCCGACCGCAGGCCGCACGATGGCAGTGCCGATGACATCGCCATCGGTTGACATTCCAGCACGAACCGACAAGACGCACACCAGCAGCGTTTCCGGTGGGCTGATTGTCTATCGCCGATCCGAGACGCAATCGGTTACGGCGACCCGGATGGAAATGGAAACGGTAGGACTCAAGGCGACTCCGCTGATGGGTCTATCCTACGCAACCGAGGAGCTGATTAACGATTCCGCGATCAGTTTCGTCGCGTTGCTGGAAGCCGGTTTCCGTGACGAGTTCGCAAAGAAGATCCTCAACGAGAAGATCCGCGGTACCGGTGTTGGGCAGATGGAAGGCGTGCTAAGTACGCCCGCTTTGATTTCCGTGACGGGTGCTGGTGGCGCTGCTGAAATCATATTTGAGGACATCGTTCAAATGCGATCGCAGTGCTACGGATACCAGAACGCAATCTGGCTTTACAACCATGACTGCCTGCCTCAGTTGGCGCAGATGGTCATGCCGATCGGCACGGCCGGTGTTGCGATGTGGCAAAACTCGGCGCGTGAGTCTGAGCCTGACATGCTCTGGGGCCGTCCTGCGTTCCCGTGTGAGCACTGTGCGAGCGTTGGGACGGTTGGCGATATCATCCTGGGCGACTGGTCACAGTACCTTGAAGGCACTTACCAGCAGTTGGAGTCCGCGGAATCGTTGCATGTTCGATTCGTGAACAACGAACGGACGTTCCGATTCCTGCTTCGCAACGATGGCAAATGCTGGTGGAGATCTGCTCTGACTCCGGCCCAGTCCTCAACTACCCTTTCGCCTTTCGTGGCAATCGGTACCCGCACCTGATAACCCGCGCCCGGTGTCGGGTGCTTAACTAAGGAGCCAATCAAATGGCATCTGCTGTAGCGACTGACAAGATCGCAACCCGTAACAAAATCTTGATGTACAACCATGCCCCTGCGGCTGCGGCCACGGAGCAGAGCATCAAGGCGGGCGCGACCACGACAACCTGGCAGGCGTTTCGAGATTATGAAGCGTTTGGCGTTGGTGCGTGCGTTTCTGTTCTCGGGGGCAACGGCATGATCGAACTGTCGATTTATGCGGCCACCGATTCCAGCGGAAGCGATGCAACCGAGATTAAGACATCGGGCGTGATTGCCGCCGATGCGTTGGGCGACTGGGCTTTCCAGGAGTGCAGCGCAGAGGAAGTTGTCCAGCTTGGCGAGGCGGCTGGCTATGACTTCACGCACATCGTTGGCTACGTGGATTGCCACCACGCCGACGATGAAGTCACCGCGGTTTACATCCTGACCGCACCGACGCGAGCAGCCGACGCGCTGACCGCGGCGACCACGATTGCGTAGTTTCGAGTTTGGTTCAAGCGGGCCGGGCGCGGCTCGGCCCGCTGTTTTTCTTTCAATCGGAATCAACCGCACAGCGGGGAACTTCCGTCACGGAGAATTGAGTTATGGCTACTGTAAGAAGTGCGTTGTATGTACGGCGAGGTGGCGGCGGCAAGGTGGCGATTGAAGACATGAGCGTCAGCACCGGCGCTCGTTTCTTTGTCGATTCCACCCAGTCCGACGCGGCTGATGGTTCTGCCAATGGGCTGTCACCAGACAAGCCTTTCGCGACGATTGACTACGCCCTGGGAAAATGCACGGCGGACGCTGGGGACATCATCTACCTGATGCCTGGGCACAACGAAGGATTCGCTGATGCACAGCTTGACATTGACGTTGATGGCGTTTCGATCATCGGCATCGGGCAAGGGGCCAAGCGGCCACGGATTGACTTCGACCACGCCAACGCTTCGATCAACGTAGCGGCCAGCAACGTGACGATCAGAAACATCACGCTTCTGCCGTCGATCACTGACGTTCTGATCGGCATCGACGTTGAGGCTGCCGAGACGGACGTTCATATCATCGACGTTGAG